TGGCCAAACCCCATACACGATAACTTTGGTTCGAGAAGCCGGACTTGGAGTATGATTATACGACCGATATTGACTCCAATACATCGGAATATCAATACGAACTTCGAGAGTATATGAACTCCGCAACAATGGAACATTAGTATTGAGAACCAAAGCATTGATAAGGGCGAACCCCCACGCATGGATATGACCCAACAGTCAAAGCCAACCAGCCTAAAAGACCGAATGACCAGAATGGGGCAAAATAGCCTTTATCCTAATCACATCATCCACCCGATGATGCCAACGGATGCAACCCCTTTGATGCAGAAAATGGTTGAGAACTTTTGCTCTTATAATGATACATGGGTCAGCACCCACATGGATAGAGACTTTCTCCTTAGCCTAAACAAATCGCAATACCAATCTCACCGCAATGGCTACAACGCCTCTCCTGAACAAAGCGAAGCAATCAACGCTCTCGTTGCAGCAGAAGTCTTTGAACTCAATACCACATACAAGCCGGTTCTTATCCTCATCAATTGGGTTTAATCAAAAGCGAATCCGTGATAAGCCCCAAGCGTTCCACTTGAAGTGTGGTTGACGATAGCATAGAGCGATTCCACCGGCTGGTGCGGTCGCCAGAGGATGCGATGGTGATTACACCACCTCAACCCCTTCTCGATGAGATAGAGCGTCTTGGACAAGACCCTCGCCGACCACGAACAGCAATTGCGAGATGGGCTTCAAGAATCTGGTTGGAACACGCTCACACGGCTCGGCTCGAAGGTATCTCCGATAATGAAATTGATTCCACGCATAGTGAAAAAGAATTGATGGAACGGCCATCTCATTATCCTGATGATTGGGGTCTTGATTTGATTCCATTCCCATCCGACTTGGGCGGTTCATGGACACGAGATAAGACAACAACGCTCGCATACACCAGCCTCACCACACCAAGACCATTCGACCCTCAATTGCATGGTGATGTTGGAACCAGCCCAGACCAAGCACTTGGGTTTGGATATAATTATCAAGGCAAATCGGGATTCCCAGACCAGCACGACATTGTTGCTCGTCGTGGCGGGGGTCCTCGTGGCGGATTCGCAATGACGACGGGTCCAACAGAAGGTGCATATCCCACAGCAATCCTCCCACAGCCCGTGTTCAATTTAGGGCGTCTGGGCTTCTCTAATGGAGGTTGGAATCCTGAAGGGCTACAATGGACAAACAGACCCAAGAGGATGCGCTTAGGAGGTCTTAGGAACGGCTGGGCGCATCGTGTGTTCTTCGCTCGCTCTCGTCGTGTGATGTTCCGCAATTTATTCGGTGCGATTTCAGAAGACGAAGCGACTCCACTATGCCCGACCGTAGTGGTCAATGGAATGAATGACCTTCATGGAATACTATCGGTTTCAATGGACAAGACGTTCAATGCACCAACAATTTGCTCTATCGAAGTCAATAACCCATCTGGTCGTCGAACAGGAACTATCGTCGTTGGCGATACGATTCAGATTTATGCAGCACCGAGAACTTGGGCTGACCCTCCTTTGGTGTTCACCGGATATGTCTCCGAGATTAACGAATCGACAGAATCAATATCAGTTCGATGTTCAGATGCTCTCGGCTATCTCGGAATCGAAGTTATCAAATCCGAGCCTCATTATTATCAAACAGATGCGGCGACCGTTATCAAAGACTTCATTGCTAATTCAAATTATTCGCCACCAATCGGTCGGATATTGAATCAATCATTCGTTATCCTCCCAGCAGGTATTCTCTTTGCTGGAATGACAAGACTCAAAGCGGTGCAGGGGATATTGAACATCATCAACAGCACACCAAATCTCATTCAATTGTATTGCTCGCCAGATGGAATGATTTGTATGAAGCGGCTCAAAGAAGTTCACGATTCGACAACCATTCCGTATGTTGGAGGGCGACTCCCCAGAACTGCATCACCTCAAGACTTCTATGCTACGGGAATTGAACGTGAAAGCGGAGATTCAACGGGATTCAATGTGGTCGTGGTCAGCAATCCAAAATTGAACATATTGGTCAGCATTCCGGTGAAGGGTTCACTTGCTTATCCAAACATTCCGGTTGAAAGAATTATCAAAGACGAGTCGATTATCAATGACAATCAAGCCAAAATGGTCGGGGAATATATGTTGAATACTCAAGGATTGGCGAAGACCAGATGGGTCGTTGAAGGAATCCCAGAGCGATTGGATATTGAAACCGGACAAATCATGGAGTTCGCATCGGTTGAGGCGAGTCTTGCAGGGCGACAAAGGATATTCAATGTGTCTTGGCAAATCAGCCCAGCAATGTCAACCATGACTTTGAATGTTGGCCGACAAGCACCAGACCTGCTCTCGACTTTGAAGTTCGCAGCAGGAATAAATCAGGGCTGATATTGGATTCGATATGAAAGTCGCTGATTTCAGCAACCCCCCAGCGGGTTGATGAAATGCAATTTGACGTTCTATTTGCCTGTCATATTGAACTCAATAGCATTGTCGATGTTTCAGGCTGGCTCGAAACGACCGATTTCATTGCTGATTAAAGAACCAAAGCATTGATATAGTGGAATGCACACCGTTGTTTGTAGCCGGAACATCAGGCCACCGACGACCCTCGACAATAACCGACCACTTTTGAGTCGGCTGGCGGGGATTATTTGAAACGCTACACACCTCAACATGGTGGATAGGGTGCGTGAGTCTCCTTCGAGGAGAACGGATGAAATAGCCACCTCCCAGATGTTGAGGCGTTCTAAAGACGAGCCTGTGCAGCACCTCGTGAACATCACTTGGTCAGACACCAGCGGAGAACTTAAAGTGGAATTGGTTGAAAACCAATGAGAACGGGAGGCATGAGTCTTTCTCCCTCGTTTCAAATACATGGTGAGAATCTCTCCCTTAGCGGGGAGGGTCGTTGCCTTCAACCGCACAGGGGGGAGGTCAATCAGAAACATCGAGTTCGTCTTTATTCGGGTGCAAACCGGAACTGAAAGGGTGGCGGGGGTGTGGGCGACAAGCGAAGAGTTCTATCAACCTCACCGATGATTTGGTTTAGCGACCATCTCATCGGTGCTGGTTGGCCACTTCACCTTCTTTCATCCTTAGCAACAACCACTTAAAGCGGCGAGGATTACCATTTGATGTGCCACCAGCGCCAGCAATAACCCCCTCCACAGGAATGCCGGTTGATACGGTGGATATGATTCCACCAATCGGGAGTCGGGGCTTGCCCTTGACCCTCGTTTTTCACGATAGCATTGACGACACCATTGCCGATGCAGCCAATTCCCGTATGGCTCTCTGGGATGAAGCGGTTTGGACACCGAGAGCGACGAATGCGGTCGGTGCATCTGGAACTGTAATCAATCCCAAAGGGGTCGTGCCATCAACAACAACATTCGACAAATCAAGTTATCCACCAACACCAACCAATCTCGGAATGGAACAAATCCCAAGAGCGTTTGGATTGCGAATCGCAACAACCGCACCCAGATTGAATCATGCGAGAGGGCATTTGCTTCAAGGACAAACAGGTCAAGACATTGGGGCGAGTCGCCACTATCCAGAACAAGTGAAAGGAACTTGCGGATTTGGAGGCTTGTCGATTACAGAAGCGGGTCAATTCACATCTCATCCAACAGAAGGCTACACATCGGCTCGTGCTGGGAATCACACTTGGTCTCAAACATCAAGGTCTCAAACATCTCAATTTGACCAGATGGCCGGAATGCCATTCGTTGAAGGAACATTCTCCAGCACAGAATCCACATGGATTGGGGGTCCTCAAGTGGCCAACATAGCCCACAGTGTTGCTGGCGATATTCCATCAAATGGTCTTGGGATAATTTATGGAGATAAGCACAATTCACAGTTCCAAACCACGCTTGTATCGAGTCCGATATTGTCAACGGCGACAACGTGTGGAATCGCTTTCACCGAAGACGAACATACATTCTCATCTCATTGGGTCATAAATCTCCGAACAGACCAACCATTCGTTGAAACGGGTCAAGACATTTCAATGCCAGATGGATTGACAGGCTGGTCAGTGATGGGTCAAGCGTCTGCTCGCCATGCCAATGCTGCGTTCAGTGGTGAAGACACCATCCAACAAATCCTCACACACGATGCAATATCCAATGGCACAGCCCCACCTCAATCGAAGGAAAACACGACTCTTGGTCGTGTTGATTTGGGCGCAAGTGTGGTTGTCGATTCAGCAGGTTTGATTGGATATGAAGGTGTGATTGTAGCCAGCGCATTCTTCGCACCAACGAGAGACACCGACCCGACCCAGATTCAAGGTGCAATATCCAACGACACCACCTCGAAGGGCTATGCGGGGATTAACATTCAAGTTCATAGTGGAATGACGGCCAGACGAAACCAGACACCATTGATTGATACTGGACCCGAACCCTATCTCTATGGAACCGATGGTTTAGTAGTCATGCCAATGACCGATATGGTCAAGACATATGCAGGTCGAGGAATCGGACACACTGTTCCAGCCTCAACAAATGCAAACAACACATGGGTTCGGAACTTTGGTCGTGTCAGAGATGATGGGTCGGGATTGCCAAGTCAAGCCCCAGCGGTTGGCGATACCACCGCCAAGCCATTTGGGAATGGGCTAATCGAACGTAAAGGGGCGGGTCGAGCCACTAAAATTGTTGGCTCGAATGCGTGTTCGGTTGGTTCGCCAGAGTCGATTGATTTAGAATACAGCACAGGCCGTTGGATTGCAGATGGAGTTCCAACCAAAGTTCAAGTCATTCCCTCAATTGTTGGCTACACCGATGTGGTTGTTGCTGCCGGTGCTGCAAAATTAGCAGCCAATCCCGCAGCACCAAACCAAACATTCCGCAAGCCAATCGTGGATTATCACGTTCTGGTATCGGTTATTGACCCCAATAATGTTCCTGCTGCGGTTGCCGATACTGACCCAGCGAACACGAACATTGGTCAACCAACGAACAGGAATGCGCCGATGTCAAATCGACTACACATTGATGCTAATTATCAAGACATTCCATGCACTATTTATCACGCTATTTTCAGAATTGACCCGACCAATCTGGAACAGATATTTATTGAATCTGGTGCTGGAGTTATGGCCGGTTTGGATGCCACCAATTTTGATTGTAAAGCATCCATCATCCCTCGTCATTCTTTCACCGATGGTGAATATGCTCAACAAGGTTGGGGTCTTCACCAAGCGACACCATTCCGACCGATAGCATTGGCCGACTCGAATACTCGGATTCCAAAATTATGCGCCGCCATCGAGGCTGGTGGATTCTATCAACGAGGTGGGATTTCACATCTCTGGGATGCCTCCATCTATGAAGGTGAACTCTTTGTTGGGGCTGATTTCATTGACTCACATGACCTATGTGTAGCCACCGGCACGAAGGATGGCCACACCACATTTGGTGTGTTTGGCAATGGTCAAATATGGCCAGATGGAACTCCATCCCCTCAACGACCAAAGGGAACTGAATTGATGGTGTGGCGATACTCGCCGACCCTCGACCCTCTTTGGACTAAAGACACCACATTTGCCAGCAATCCAATCAAGGATATGTTCCCAAAGTCAGTGGTATCGGTGGCATATGATACCTCTTGCGACACCATGACGAGAGCATCCACCGACTTGTTGAATATATCACGAACTGCAATCGGAATCGGTGCGGTCTGGAATCTCCACGATTGGGTTATGCCACAGATTGAAATGATGAGATATTTGGGTCGTGAAGAGAAGGATGCGGTGGTTCATCCTTTATCATCACAGGCTGCATCTCCACCTCTCCCCATCTATCACCCAACGCTTCATTGTTCCAGCCTGCGAATCATGGAGGATGGTCGGATGGCTATGGCGGCGGTGCATATCGACTACATCAAAACCGAGAATGATTATCCAGCGGTTGACATCAAATATCCTTTGAATCCTGACCTTGACACGGGCGGTTGTCCTGCTGGATATTACCAATCTGGTGGCAAGTGCATTCCACTTGATGGTGGTCAAAGCGACAATCCATCGGGATATGGTTCAGACCCAGCATCTGGAGATGTAGTTCCCGAACCAACCGGCGCACCATCACCCGTCAATGGGTCAGGTGGTTCGACTCCCAAGAGCGATAACTTCTCCGCATATCCAACATGGTCGAAACTGATGGCGAACACACAGGCTCGCTCGTTGATTTTGATGTTCACCGATGTCAAAGAGGATGAACAAACAGGACTCGCCAAGCGTGGGCGAGCGTTGTTTGATATTCGATGGGAGACCATTCCTATGGGAGATGGAGAAGTTCCAGATACTATCGCCAACCAAATGTGGGTTGATGGAGATACTTGGTGGTCAGGTGCAAGAATCTCATATTGGTATGCCGAATCTGGACAACAAGCAATTCCAATCACATATGGTTCATATCCCGATTGCCGAATGACTTTTGCACATTTACCACGTTCATTGCCATTCATCGAAAATATAATTATTGGGTCCAATACGGTTGGAACTATCCGTTCTGGATTCCCGCAGATTCAGCCGATTACCACAGCACGAACTTTGAGCGTTGCTTTGCCATTTATCAATGCAAATCTCGGCCAGCCTGTGAGCGCATGGTCGGTTGAGCGCATTGCGTTTTTGACATTGACTCGGTTCGTGGCAACGACAATCGGCTTTGCTGACTTTGGCTCTGGTGCGAATCCTCACCAAGAACTTGGGTGGTCTGGTTGGTCATTCCCTCGTGGCCTCTATGACCCAGCAGCATTCGGAGATAACACCTTGTTCTTTTCAGATGCGCCAGAATCAACAGAAGCAGAACCACCAATCGGTGGTGTCATTGTTCCAACCGAGCAAGGGATATTCGCTGGATTCGGAGATATTATTGACGATAATGCTGGAGGGGCGAATCCATACGCACCAGCATTTGCATATTCTCTCGATTGTTCAGCCATCACATATCCTGTGAACCTTGAATCATTCAGAGCATACAAAGCCGGTGGAACAGGAGAACAATTGTTGAATCCACCAAGAACCTGTGGTGGTTTGACAGAAGTTCTCGCCAACATAATGGACCCAGCGCAATCGACTTATTTTGCTCTCGACCAAGAATATGTCAACACCGGAGAGCCTCCATTCCAGATTATTGGAACTTCATTGGTGAGAACATACAACCCCTTCAATCCTCCAACGATTGAAGCGCAGATGCTTTGGACTTCAATAACTCTTGGTGGAACTACAATTCCATTCGTGTTTCATGGAACAGAAGGCCACCGATTGATGCGGGGTGGACAAGGTGGATGGTCGCATCACGGACCCCTCCACTATGGAATCTCAACCAAATTGCATCCATACCGTGTCGATAGAGTCTTCAAACAAGTTCACGGTGGTGTTGGCTACAATTTGCCGATTCATTTGCTCAAGCCTCCTGCTGTCCATGTGCGAGCGAGAGCCGGAGGGCGCAATTCTCTTGAACTTGAAATGGAGACTCCATTCCACCGAACTGACAACATTCACTTGCTCGGTGCTGCGACTTTCAACACCGGATTTGAACTCGGTGGGGAATCTCCAGCAGGTCAAGCACGACCCGTTGCTGGTCAATACTTCTTGCGAACTAATCTATGGGATAAACCAATGTGGCCAACGGGTGGTGCAAAGCCAGCCAAGACTCTTGGGCTTGGTGCATACACGAGAGTTCACGGACCCATTGTCAGTGGCTCATATGGGCTTGAGGCATTCTGGTCAGACCATCCAACCGACCACTTTCATGCTGCGGCGATACCAATTCTCCCCAACACCGATTATGACCTATCTATGATTCAAAATAGCCGATACTCACCAATGATGCTTGGTCGAATCAAGGAAATGAGTCGGCACGATATGATTGCTGTGTCAGAACAATTGATGTCGTCTGTTGACGTTCATGTATCGAAAAGTTCTCGACCAATGTGGGATTCTGGCGGAATCGTATCGGCTCAAGGTATTGGGTATAAGGATGCGGTTGCGGGTCCATACATGATTCAAACACAATCCTCGATGGATGGTGAGAACTTGAAGGGTCCGGCGACTATGGCCGGTGGTTCGGGTCCACAGTGTCTCGGTCATGGCCAACGTATAGTCAGAACTCCAGATGGAACTCTTCACCAATTCCAATTCCACAGGTCGGTTCAATCTGGGTCGCTCAATCTCCCCCAATGGTGTCATTTGAAAAAGCCAATTCATGCGGATTTGTTTTACAATCGCAGAGCAATGAAACCAGACCAAGACGCTGCGGTGTTCGGTGGCAAGGATGAATGTGGACCCACATTGGCATCCGTTGGTGCTGGGATGAGTCAAGGTGAATACCATAAAGGCCGAGTCATGGGGGCTGCGTTTTGTTCCGATTCAAATGGAACTCTCCATGCGGTTATTGAATATCATCCAAATCCAAATGATGTGCCAAGCCATCAAGCGCATGAACTGTATTATCATAAGGCTGAAAGAACCATGTCAACATACAATCCAGAACCCGTTTATGATTGGGATTGGTCAGTTCACACACCCGTGTTGATTCAATCTGGATTGACAGGAACAACAGAATCGGGAGGAACTCGATGGGATTTGAGGCAACCATCTCTCGTGTGCGATTCTCAAGACAAATTGCATCTCGCCGTTGTCCAAGTTCTATCCACCGTTGGTGGTTCAGGATTGCCTCAATCGACAAGGATATTCTATACTTGTAAATTGGATAGTGAACCATCATTCGCCGATTGGGTTCCATTGGATTCCACAGCACGGCCTGACGACAATAGGTGGCAATTGGTTCACGGCTCGATTCCTGATGCTGGCTATACTACGCTCAACCAAGCATCGGTGGGTCCACATTACACCAATTTCAACGCAGAGCCAAAGGTTTGTCTTCGTGGCGACAACCTGCCTGTTGTATTTTATCGAGGTTTTCCAATCCAATCGTTTGGAATTGCTGACAGGAACTATTCGGCGATATATGCCAACATAGGAATAAGCCCAAATGTATTGTCAAACGACCCATCAGGGAGATACGCATTCGACACCAAACGATGTTATCATGTGGTTGGATTGCCACCAGATGCAAAGAATACTCTTGAGCCATACAATGTCGTGTATTATGACGCAATCATAGATGAGCGAGATAGAGCATTGGTCGTGTCGTGCAAGGATGATAGAGACACCTCGTTGGCCAAAACATTCGCACCAAGACAAACACTTCTCACCGTCTTTGATACTCGCAAGACACTTGCTGAACAATACGATGCAATCAATGGACTTGGCAATCACATAACGGTCTGGCGTGGACCCGTGTATAATGGAACAAGCGAACTGAAAGCCGTTGACCCATCATATCGAGATTTGACTTTAAGCACGGATGGAAAAGGCAACATTCATCTGGTAATGACTTTCAGTATGATTGGCGAAGACGATGGGAGACTCGGAGAAGTGTATCGAGATGCTGCTTCTCCACAGGTCAGACAATCGGCGCTGGGTCCACTTCAATGGGCGGCGACTCCAACGGGCAAACTGAACGTCAGCGGGGTCGAAACCCCATATCTGGGTGGATTCATCAAGCCAAACATTTCACCGAATTGGTCTGGGGCGGTTGTTCCACCATATCCACCATACATGGATTCAACCACAGGCCGTGAATATCAACATATTTTGCATTGCTGGATTCCGTCGATTGAGTTCGACACGACTGCGAACGTATTGCGCTCAATCAATATCCGCTGGCTATCCGTGCCATCTCTCCGATGGGATAACGCCAACAACACTTGGAGTCCTGTTGGCTCGGCTCAAACAATGGCCGGTCAAGAGGATTTTCCACACCATTCGACTCAATTGCGCTATCAACGATTCTGGGGATATGATGCGTCAGAGATTGATTTGAGATGGTTCACCAACGAAACCTCATGGTATCGAACAGGACATAAAGGCGCAGATTTGTATTATCCATCGGCTGGCGGAGTTCAAATGCAAATGGGAGATTCTCAAACGAAAGGTGAAGGAATCGCAGGTTATCCAGACGGGCTGTGAAAATTGATATTGAACTCAATATCCAATTACCAAATACATCGAGGAACAAAACCATTGAGATTCCGAACATACTATAAGGGGGAACTCCCACGACTGTATATGAGCAGCCAATACCTCCGCACATACTTCAACGAGCGCAACCTCCCAGAACGCATCATCACGGTGAACTTCGTGTATGACTTTGGCGACAGGTCAGCAATCCACATGATTGAATCCTCCGCTGTTATCGACATGGTTCTCAATGTTGCACCAGCAAAAGAACAAGAGAACATCGCAAACATGATTCGCAAAATTGAGTTCTCAAACCCAAACGCAATTCACGGATTCATTGACCACTTGGCATATTGCTATGTGGACATGAACTTCTATTGAAAATAAAAAAAGGAGATGAACAGAATGACATACGCAGTAAAAATGATTAACAGACAACCAGACTATGAAGCCGAATACCCTCACACCGTTGAGGATGGAATTATGCACTATCGTGGATTCAGCACATTCCCAGACCAATCTGGGTTTTATGGCGATGATATTGATTGCATCACGACCTTCGTTTGCCGAACTACTGACCTTCGTGTCGCTATGGCGGACAAGCCACGAGGCTGGACAGTCATGTCATGCCAACACCCAATGCAAGGCGATGAGAAGGGCTACAAGCAACGCCCATACTTCTTCGTTCCTCAAACTGACAAGTTCATCGCTACGGCTGAATCGAACCTCGCTGAATCCGACTTATCGGACTCCGACAAAGACGAGGTTCGTGCGCTCTGGGAATCATACGGATGGTTCGCTTGAATTGATATTCTGATTTGATACTCAATAAGCATTGATAGAAGCCCTGCAATCCATCTGCATCATTAGCCCCCCATAGGGGGGCTATATCAATCAATCAAACCCACAGGGGTGTTAGAACACATATACGATAGTCAATATGTATGTGTATGAGCATAGGGGGTGATTCCATTGATTAAGGTGGGATGCTGGTGTCTTGGATATGGCAATCGTGAGAATCGACATTCCCTCTCGTGCAGAACTGCCCGATGAATGGGAACAAGTCAGACCGCACTTTCCGATGCCAGCCCCAAGAAAATATCAAGACGATGCGTTGTCGGTTATGTATTGGGCTTTGGATAATGACGACTTCGACAACATCGTGATTGAAGCACCCACAGGAATCGGCAAATCAGCAATCGCTATGACCGTGCAAAACCGTTTTCAATCCGCATACCTCCTGACTCCATCTCTTGGCCTTGCAGACCAATACAAGCGTGATTATGGCCATGCCTTGAAAGAAGTCAAAGGCCGTTCCAATTTTGCCTGCTGGGTTAATTCTGGAACTGCCGATAAGGGTCCATGTTATGTTGGCAAGAAGCGGTGTCCACACACCAAAGAAGCCGACCCTTGCCCGTATTATGCACAGAAGTTCGAGGCTGTAAATGCAAGAATCACCCTTTCAAATCCAGCATATTTATTCCGAGTTATCAAATCCCCAGACCAATCATTTGGTCAACGAGACTTCGCCATAATCGACGAGGCTCACGGCATGGAGGGATTCCTGATGGGCTTGATGGAGGTTCGTGTCAATCAAGTGGATTTCAACCGTGTGTTTGGGGCAAAGACTCCATTCCCAATGCACTATCACCCAGCCGATTGGGTTGACGATATAACCAAATTGCACGAGGGTGCGACGAAGACTTTGACAAGTGCAGAAGAGGATGAGAACGTGAATCTCGTGGATGAAATGCGAGGAATTATTTCACGAACTGCAACATTGCTGGAATTGCTTGCTGTGCCAAATGATGTAGTGGTCGAACTCGACCATGACAGAAGAGGCAACCGAGTTCTCATTGTTAAACCGATTCGAGTCAGCAAATTAGCACCGGATATATTGGAGTCAATAAGCCGCCAGCGGATATTTATGTCTGCAACAATTCTCAATGTTGACGAGTTCTTGGCTGGGCTTGGACTCTCCGACCAAAAGACTCTCTTCATCCGAATCACAGAATCGCCATTCCCAAAGGAGAACTTCAATGTTCACTATGCACCAACAGGCTCAATGTCATATGCTCGCCGTGAGAAGTCGATTCCTCGTCAGGTCAAGGCAATCGCAGCAATCATGGAGAAGTGGCCAGATAAGCGAGGCGTTGTCCTCCCTCACACCCATGCAATCCGCAAAGGATTGGTCGAGGGGCTACAAGCAGCCGGTCTTGGAGACCGAATCATAACTCACGATTCAAACGGCCATGCACGTTCACTTGCGCTTGATAAGTTCTTCACTTCAGAGCGTGATGATTTAGTTCTCATTTCAACCTATGTCGGCGAAGGATTCGACTTCAAGGGCAGGCTGGCGGAATGGTTGGTCATATCCAAAATACCATATCTATTCACACCAGACCCACAGGTCGCTCAAAGGATGGAACAAGACGAGCATGAATGGCGAAGAGAACACGAAGGCACACCTAAATGCCCCTATGAACCTCCGAACAAATACAGTGGAAATCTATGCTCATCATTCACTTGTCCTAAACCATGTCAATCGTGGTTCAATGTGGCAACCACTTTGAAATTGGTTCAAGGTGCTGGGAGAATCAACAGAACTCCAGATGATGTTGGCCACTTGTTCATCCTCGACCAATCGTGGGAACGCTATTATCGACTAAACGGACATCTCTTGCCTTCGTGGTTCAGGAATGCAATCCAACCAGCACCAGCGTGGTTGAAACGCCATCTGGTGTTATGAATATGAATGGTTTGGTGTGCTAAGTGGAAAACAGAAGTATTGATAAGGGTGATGGTGGTGCGACAAACATGAGCGACAAAGAAGCCGACGAACAATCCCGCCGCATGGCTATTGCAGAAAGCGGAATATACCGTTCTATGAAACAACATAAAGAAGCACAGAAAAAAGGCGCAGACCTGTATGACAGGTTTGCTAAAATGATTGCTGAAAGAGATGGAGATGAATGATATGTTCCACTCACGCCTATACACAGCCCGAATTGAAGAACTGAAAAATGTTGAGATTAAATACACTCCAGACGGTGAACCGCACTACAACACATTGAACCATTGGAACAACGAAGAATGGTTTGGTTCACTTTGTAATGTATCTGGAACAGGAAAATACCGATTCAACCAAGTGGGAACTGACGGATTCGCATGGAGTCAAATGCGATTCAAGAACAAAGACGATGCGATTGCATACCTTTGTCATGGAGTCCAACGATACTATCAAGTCAAAGAAGGCGACGGACAATATGAAGTTCGCACATACTACATGGAGGGATATTGAAATGCAAAAGACAATCGTAGTCATTATTGACGGTAAAAAAGAAACCGCTGAAGGAGATGCTGGTCTAATTGAGACCCTTGCCGATTGGGCGAGCGTGAATGGATATGGACACTATATCTATGACCACACATTGACAAATACCACAGGAGATGAAAGCAAATGAAATGGACAGTTAAATTGAATGGGAATATAGTATTCCAGAGCGAATCATTGCACGAATGCACGAATCATGTGAACAAGAATATCAAGCGTGTCAATCAACATCAAAAGGTCAGCATCAGCAGACTCGCACACGAACAAGGAGATGAATGAGATGTTTAAGTGGATATTAAAAAAGCAATACGATTGCATGGGGTGGGTCTCCGATAATGATGGAGAAGTCATGGTTGGAAAAACCGACGAACATAACGATTCAAATGTGCTGGATTGGTTCATGGGGAATATCCATGAAGCCGATTCCATATCCAACATGGATTTCATCAGGATTGATTCTTGCTGGAGATTATTCAACCACTTTGACTTCAAAGACCGTGAAGTATTTTGCCACGATATGGGTGGTGTTTGAAATGACGACACGACACACCTTGAAAGGATGCAAAATAGATGCGAACTTTCATCGGGTTATATCTGATGAAATAGACAGATTGTTGTTGCTTGCGAATCAACGAATCGTGCCGGTTGAAGTGGCACTTGGTTCGGTTGAATTGGCAATAGAGTTCCATAAGGATGATGATGGATTGCCGATTGAAAACCAACCATTTATGACAATTACAATCAACAAAGAGGTTGAATGATATGAGCGCACTTCTCACCAGACAGGCTCGCCGCTGGAAATCCCAACAGGTTGCTCACGATATGCCACACGAACTCTATGAGGCATTGGCATCAGGCCGAGCAAAGGCATATGAACGCCGTGTGATTCGCAATCTGGCAAAGGTTTCAAACATCATTTCAGATGATGGTGGCATTCGCAGTTATGATGATTTCAGCACCGATTGGAATTACTCTCGCTCGGTCTTTGGCCACACCAACAAATGTGAATTATGTGGCCACGCACCAATCGTGGAGAACTGTGTTTTAGTCGATGAAGTCAATGGCACTGAAATAATGATTGGGAACACCTGTGTTCACCGCTACATCGAGATTCGAGACCCAGCAACAGGTCGAGTATTGAATGACAAAGAGAAGTCGGCATTCCTGAAAGAGAACATGACCAAAGCAAAGGCCGAGTTCAAGAAGCAAGAGTTCGCAGCCTCATATCCAAATGTTATGAATGACTTGAAGCGATATGAGTCAATGATGAACTCTCGAAAGGTTTCAAAGGCATTGGCCAGAACAGTTCTCAATCGGATAGTCAAATATGGCTTCTTGGGTCCAAAGCAACGCCGCCAATGGGATGATTTCATGTTCGATGCAGAGAAAGAACTCTCCGCATACAATGTGCGTATAACGCAACGCAAGGCAGAAGCAAGAATGCGAGCCGAGCGCAACCACGAAGCATCGGCGAACTTCGCTCAACAGATAGCAAAGAACCGCAATCTATGGGCTGCAGAAGCAGAAACATTCATCGAATTGAGCATTGACATTGAAGACGAATTAAATGCTTGGGAGAAGGAGATGGTTGGTCGAGTCCAAAGTAAAATCCGAGATGAGGGAGGTATCGCCGCATTGCGTGGAGGTTATCTCCGATTCCGTGAAGAACTCGTTGCTCGCCATATGATTGCCAATGGTCTTGATATTCCATTGCCACCCGTTGCAGAACGTCTAATGGCCTTGAAAAACACAGGAAAATTGAACAAGTGGGAGACCGATTTCATCCAATCTCTGATGGGGCGATTCGCTCAAGGCCGGTCAATATCGACAGGTCAACAGACCGTTGTTGACAAATTATTATCGAAGGAGGTGAAGGCGTGATTCCAGATTTACAATACTATATGATTGACTTCTGCGAACCCACCTTGAGTCCTGAACTTTTCAGAGCAATAAACGGTCAAGTTCTCAATGTCATGGTTCAATACGCTCATTCACAGGGCTGGATGATTGTTCCAATGGGGGATTCCAGACCAAGCGGTCAACAGATGAATGCCAAACTGCAATACCCAGCACGAATGGAGGATGGGCGATAATGTCAGGCTGGAAAAGTTATACTTGTAAATTATGCAAGCGGTCTTTCAAGGGCATCAATCGACACATTGCTGGTGTCGGACATTCCCTATCCAAAGGTGGATATTGCTGTGATAAATGCAACCGTTCTCACGTTCTCCCAGCACGAATGAAAGGCGAACATCTATGACCGATTTGACCTCAAATGAAATCCCACCAGCAATGGTTTTTGCTTGGGATGGTGAAGACCAATTGCGAGATATTCATTCGGCAAAACGCTCGCATTCTGTTTGTCCAACCTGCAATGTCATTGCTGAAATCTGGGAGTTCCGATTGGAACCGATTGAACGCCATCCGAATTATTTGAGAGTTCATCGTGGCAAACATTCCTGTGGAATCCATTTGGCATCGGTGAATCCGATGCGATTCGATGGCTGGACAATTAAAGAACAGAACCATTGATATACCGAACCTCTTATAAGGGGGGATGCTCACGCAAGGATATGAGCCAACAAACTGACTCCGCCCGAACCAACAACCTCGACCTTATGATTGCACAGGCAATGAAGTCGAAGTCCAAGAAGCAATACCGAGTCGCTGGCGTTATGGTCGTTGCTGACCAAGAGAAGTTCAACGCTGCGAACCGTGCCAAATTGCACATGAGCGCAGATGGCGAGCAAATCGTCTGGTCTCAAGCAATCGCTTCACTATCATCCAAAACCATCACCGACACTATCACTTTTATGAACAGCAACACTACTACATGGTGGGGCTACCGAACAACCGAGTTCGTCGTCTATGATGTTCTTAACCAAGAAGTCGCATTCGTTGGCGTGGACCCACGCACCTTCTGAATCTGATTCGGTTTCATAAGGGTGGGTGAAACCCGTCTAATCCATGACGGATGCAGATGCTACACCGAGCAAGCCAATCGTTAGGCAATCTGCAGATGCAGCGAGCCGCTATGAATCGACTATCGCTGGATTCGATATGGCATTCACATTCCTATCATCTGCGAAGGGTCGGATGGACTTCACCGCCGAATATGAAGGCAAGCCACTTGGCAAGTTCAATGTCCTCTCACAGCATTCTCTCGCCCGATTGGCGAAGGCATTGAAATTAGAGGATTCAATAAAATCCGATTTCATCACCGCCGGATTGTCGGTCGGAATCTCTCTTCAAAATGGCGACTATGTTCCAGCAGCAATGCCAGATAGAATCGAGATTGAGCAAAATGAATATGAAGGCCGCAGTTCGTCATTAGGTGTTATTGACTCCAATACGGTTGATACGTTCCTGAACCAGAAAAATCTGTTGGACAGAATAAATGAGATTCTTCACAGTTCACGATTGACTCCATTCATTGGTGATGATGCCAACCTGCTGTTGACATTCTTGGTTTTCCTGTCATGCAAGACCGAGCATCCTTTGAATCTGGAAATGATTGGCGCATCATCATCTGGAAAAACATACTTGACATTGACGGCTCGGAATGGATTCCCCAAGTCAATGTGCATGGTCTTGGCCGGTGCATCCAAAGAGGCTCTGAAATATGATTATGACGAAGTGAGCGACGATGGTGAGTATATCGTCAATGTCGGGAATCGCTGCATCGTGATTCTGGAAAAGGATGAATCTCTTCAATTCATGCGCCGAATGAAGCCGTTGATGTCTGGTGATGATAAAGAATTGCTGTGGAAAACCCCAATCAAGAATGAAATGACCGGCGAGATTGAAACCCGTGATTTCATCATTCGTGGTCAACCTTCATTCATCACGCTGACGACTCGCAATCCAAGTGAAGAAGAACAAATCACCCGTCAATTACTAATGACTCCTGACACCACACCTGACAAGGTTGAAGCGGTTGTCTTCAATACTCTCCGAGCAAAGGCTCGCCCAGAAGAATTATCACTTCATCCCGATTTGCATCTGCTTCAAGCATCCATGTTGAAATTACAAAACCAACGAGTTCGGAATATATTCGCACCATTGATGGCTGACTTTTTTCCATCAACATCGGCACAGCACCAACGAGACATCACCAAAGTGTTGTCGATTATTGACACCATCACGCTTCTGCATCAGAATCAACGACCGACACACGAATCAAACGATGAAGTATTCATATTGAGTTCGATAGAGGATAATGTTGCAGGTCTGATTCTTTGCGATTTGGTTTTGAGAGCCAGCCTGTCTGGAGTTCCAGAGGATTCGTGGATGGTTTTCAACGAACTGAAAAAAATGGTTGACAGCAATCGAGGATTGTCGGAGGATAACATTCTCCAATGGTTGCACATTCACGCATTCTCATGCTCTAAGAACGCCCTCAAGGAGAAGCATCTGCCAACGCTGGAGGATGCGGGCTTGGTCGAAGTTAAGAGTCGTGGAGGTGGTCGTGGAGGTGGTCGAAAGACATGGAACATAGTCAAGACCCGAACAGGATTGATGGATAACTATGCGCTCGCACCATTATTTATCGAAGCGGTTCGCAAGAATCTGAATAATACAATGGCCGACTTCAACGATATTCTGGAGGATGCCCTCCCAGCGATTATGAAATCGACACTTCGAGATGGAGATGCTGATTTATTGAAGCAGGCTGGTTGTTTGACCAAAGCCGATTCGCTGGTTTGGCGGTCGTTGATTCTCCCATCATACTTGACCGATACTTCAAAAGGAGTTCTCTATGATATTGTTGGCGATAGCCCACATAAGCCAACATTGTTTGGTTCACGCTGCTCGTGGCTCAATTTGAACGTGAAAGCGGTTGCGACCGATGCTCTCAAGGCCAAGAATAAGGTGCGAAAGAAGGTTCAAACAATAGCCCAGACTTCGCTTGAGTCAGACGATTCCGACCTGTGGGAACAGATTGCGAATGCACACCTTGACACCCTCGACCCAGACTATTCGGCTTCATAAGGGTGGGGAATCTCTGGGTGAATTATGTCAGCCAACAAGACTGCAACAACCGCCCTGCCTCCGACAGCATCCAAGCGACTCATGCCATTTATTGAGCGTGGGATTGCCAATGGGATATTCAAAGACGCATCTCCTGTGGTTGATATGTTCAATCGAAAATCCCACGACGCTTCTCTAAAGGAGACCATTGATTCTCTTGGTGGACTTGCATCAGAAGTCGCTCAAGCATTCTTGACCGATATTGTCCTGACCGATTTGACTTCAATTCTTCGCCAAAAGCGATACGCTGCTCACGTTCAAGTGTGGTCGGTATCTCACAGCACCATTGGCGCTGCATCTGGCAATCCACGACCTGTCTGCAACATATTCGGCCAAGCCGTTATGATGGATGGCGACGATGAAATGGATGCCGCACTATTTTCCATGTCTCTATGGGATGAGGATGCTTCTGTTGGTGATGATGTTGAAGTCGATGGCATCTATGAAGTCAGCGTTTCATGCCGCAATCTGGATGCACCTTCGCTTGATTTGAAGGCTCTCACAGGATTGACCTCATTCGTCGAAGAAGAATATGCTCACGCCGATTCAGTTCAATTGCTCAAAGACACATATGATGTTGTCGATATCGCAGACCTTGAAGACGACCTTTCCAAAGGCCGCAACGATTACCGTTTGATTGAAGCAACCGTGTCATATTCTGGAGTTCAGAACTCTCGTGCTGGCAACCAATTCGGCAAAATACTGTTGAAGGATGAATCAACCATGACTCTCGAAGCAATCGAATCCGGCGAATCTCTGATGCTCAATGCACTTTGCTCTCCAGATATCGCTTTGAAGTTCGGCAAATACTCCAAAATCCTCGCTCTAATCACTACTAAAGTGCAAGGCGAATACGGCCTATCGGCGAACATTGCCGTTGCTGTTCCTGTGATTCTTGTTGCACCAATCCAAGCGGTTGCTGTTGTCAAGACTGAAAAAGAGGATGATGCTGCTGATTACTTCAAGAAGGCATCTGCTCAAGCAATCAGCCTTGATGATGATGATGATGATGATGATGAAGTCGTTGAAGAGAAGGTTGTCGAAGCCCCTCCAGCCGTCGAAGTCGTCGAAGCCCCTCCAGCACCAGCCGAACCCGTTGCAGCCCCAGAAGAGGCTTTAGACGACGAGGATGATGATGATGAAGAACTCGACCTCACCCTTCTCCCCGTCAAGGCTCTCAAGGCTATGGCTAAGGGCGCAGGTGTCGAAGGCTTCTCCACCATGAAGAAGGCCGAACTAATCGTCGCTCTATCCGACGAAGACGAAGACCCAGATGATGCACCTCCAGCCGACGCTGCAGCCGAATCCGATGGATTCGTTGATGGCGAAGACGAAGACGAAGAATGGGAGAAGTGGGATTGAGGTGGGGCAACCCCTTTGATAACGGTGTGAACAGGAGTCGATTGATATGGCACGAAAACAAAAGGATTATTCCGCCCTAATCGCAGGTTGCGATACAGGCGAATCTATGATTGAAAACCGAACTAAGCACATGAAATTACAAGGCTTTAGTGGTTCTGGAAAAACGAACTTCTATCTGACCATGTTCAATGATATGTGCGCTGGTCGAAAACCCGCAGAGGTTCTCCTTTGTATCATTGATTGCGACCTTGAAGGCCAAGCCGATTTGATTGCTCGTGAATCTATCATGCGTGAAGACTTGCGCTCTCGCATCTATCGAAAGGTTTGCACTACTCCAGATGCCGTCAACGACATGACTCTCGCATTCATCGACTTGACCAAGCAACACCAAGAGAAGCACCCAACAGGCATCCGTATGCTCGTCTTAGAGAATGAAGGTGCATTCTATCTGGGATGCCGCAATCACTACGCAGAATCAGTTCACGGCATGAGCGAAGCAGACTTGCTTCTATCTCGCCAGCAACAGGCATTGCGTGAAGGCAAAAAGACTCTCCCAACATTTGCAGAAGGTCAGATGCACAGTTATAAGGTGATAAATCGACTATTCGTGCAACCATTTGAACGTCTGAAAATGGGTGCGGAATTATACCACGCTCACTTTGTCGCAACGACACTACTCAAGAGCCGCCAAGAAGGCTGGGGAACTCCAGAAGCAAAGGAGATTATCGTCAGCGCTGGCCGACCCGATATCACGGACCCATTGTTCGATTGGATTGTCGAGTTCACCTCTCAACAACGTGTGAAAGGCGGCGATTTAGAGACCCGATACTTGGCTCAAGTCAAGAAGTCTCGTGCTTGTCCACCATTCGTGCTGGAGAATCCGACCCAAGACCGCTTCAACAAAGCGGTGGAGAAGTCTGCTGTTTGAATCAGAACCAACCTCACCCTTGATATGGGTGGGAATGGTGGTGTTGTATTATGAAAGTTCCATACATCTCTGCGACTCGTCTGAAAATGGCAAAGGATTGCACCCTCGCTTATCAATTTCAGTATGACCCAACAAGTGATTCTGAACGCATCCTCAAAAAGAAGTCAAATCATCCATCCGAGATGCAGGCTGCACGATTGGGGAATGTAGTTCACGGCGCACTTGAGGATTGGCGAAGCCCGAATCCAGATGGCTCAACACCAAAGCCATTGTTTGGAACTCTCATGCAATGCTATGAGAAGTGGGCTGCAAAGCCGGAGTTCAGCGTTGACTTTACGTTCTATCAGGATGGCAAGGATATGCTCAAGCGTTGGTTTGACCGCAGAGGCAAAACGCCTGTTCGTGTCTATTCAACAGAGCAACCGATGGGTCAACATAACGCACCTTTCAAATTGGATAATGGAGTTCCCATATTCGGATTCATTGATTTGATTCTGGAACATAAGGATGGAACAATCGAACTTATCGACTACAAAACCAACAGGATGCCAAAGTCGCAAACTGAAGCCGACACCGATGTTCAGGCTGGAATCTATCTGGCATATGCGAGACAGGTTTGGCCAGACCGACCGTTGCGATTCACATTCGATATGATTCGATGGGGTCCGGTTTCAACCGTGTGGACTGACCATCAGATTGACGAGTTCAAGTTATGGCTCAAGGCCAAATATGACACCATCAAGACCATCAAGCATGGAACACCATCTCTTGGCGATTCATGCAAATACTGTGCATACCAATCTCTATGCCCGACCGTTCAAGACCTCATCCATAAGGGTGCGTTTGATATCGTGGCATCCGAGTTCGATACCGATGATGAACAGTTCGATGCTCTTGCTACAATCAAGGCTGCTCAAGGCATCCTCACCAAACGCCGTAGCGTTATCGAGAAGGACTTGAAAGGCCGCATGGACACACTTGACCCAGAAGGAACCGCAATCGCCACAGAGAAGTGGGATTGTCGATTCAAGAAGGGCGAGCGAAGTGAATACATTCCATCGGAGATTCAGAAAATTGTTCCTCCAGCAGTATTTGGCCAGATGGTTGGCCTCACCAAATCGGCGGTTGAGCGTGTTTTGCCTATCCTCCCAGAAGCAATGGCGGAACAAGTCAAAGCAAGTGAAATCAAAAAACCATACAACGCAATGAAAATCAAACGCCTGTAATCGGCTTGAACTTCATCCAACACGGCGAACTCTTATGGAGGGTGTGTTCCTCACCTTAACCGTGAGCGAAGACGAACCCAACCCAAATGAAGTGCCTTCGTCTAAATATGGAACTCGTCGAAAAGGCCGATTGGGTCGGCATGATGGCCGGAATATCAAACGACTTTGGCGAGCAATGATTCTTGCTGGCGCATCATTCCCAGATGGCACACCACTATCCTCAACAGAAGTTCTCAATCTCCCTAATCAACCATTCTCTATGAATGCCTTGACCAATCACTTAGCCAACAAACCATACCTGTTCGTGGAATCCGGCAGGGTTCGTGTTGCAGGTCTCGATGGTCGAAGTTCCTATGGCCAATCCACTTGGCTTGCACATGAAGACGCTTTTGATGCACCGCCGATTTCAGAATAATCTGAAAATTGATTGGCAAAAACCGCAGCACCGAGATTCTCTGTTCGGAATCCAACAGGCATATTGAGTTCGATAACCATTTGAATCTCTGAACGTGGAAATCGACAACCAAAATTAACGAACAAAACCATTGTGATACCGATTCATTGATATACTCGGACACCCACCGACAAACATGACCCCACTAATACGCATCCCAGCCACCGTCTGGTGCATCATGGTAATACCATTGATTCCCTTGACATTTGTTTGGTTGCCATTGTTAATGTGCGAGGTTATTGAAATATATTGAAACAGGAGATGAAAATTATGAGCCAAGAATACACCACAGGAATGAAAGTATCATTTGGGCGACCAAATGGTGAAAAGACAATCGGCAAAATCGTTAAGGTGAACCGAACAAAAGTCAAAATCGAACAAACCGAGATTCGTGGTCGTCAAAAGACCCACAGTATCGGAACCGTATGGACTGTGCCAATGGATGCACGATTCATCACCATCCTCGATTCAAATGTTGATGCGCCAGAATCTGGTGAAGACATTGTTTCAATTCTCAACAAGGGAGAGTTCAAAGTCGCTTCAACCGATAAAGAGATATTCGAGCAAATCAGCAACATCTATTGCGGATTGAGTCCAGAGAACATCTCCTGTGATGGAGAAGCATCTCGCTCAAGCATCAACCGTCGCCGTGCAGTATTGAACCGCCAATTAAGAGCGTGTGAGGCTGCACTTGGAGTCAAGGTTTCAGAATGGGATGCTTATACATACCTTCGTGATAACTGAACAACACCATTGAAATGGGTGGGGAATCCATCCAACCCTCATGGTCAAGTTCACGGTCGAAGTCGGGGATGCGCTCTCACGATTGAGAACCATCTCCGATGAGACCGTCAACACCTGCATCACATCTCCACCATATTGGGGCTTGCGTGAATACGGCGAGTCCATGAAGGAGATTGGTCGGGAATCGACAAGCGAAGAATACATCAACAACATGGTGGAGATACTCCGTGAAGTCAAGAGAGTTCTCAAGCCTGATGGAACACTATGGTTGAACATCTCCGATACCTATGTTGACAAGCAATTGCAGATGGTTCCAGCACGGCTGGCTATCGCCCTTCAAAGCGACGGGTGGTATCTCCGTCAGGAAATCATCTGGGCGAAGCCGAATCCAATGCCAGAACCATCAACCGATAGATGCTCTCGCAATCACGAAGTAATCTATCTCTTGGCCAAATCCAAGACATATTATTTTGACTATGAAGCCATCAAAGAGAAGGCCATTAGCACCAAGAAGGTGGCTCGACATAGAGAGCATCCCAAGAAGGCTGAAACCGACCACTATGGCTCAATGAACAATGGCAACACGGGTCTCGTGGCGTGGATGGATAACTTCAATCGAGAGGGTCAAACACCAGATGGGATGCGCCGCAAGCGAAGCGTGTGGTCGGTGGCCGCAAGCCGTTGGAAAGGCGCACACTTCGCCGTCTATACACCAGAATTGATTGAGCCATGTGTTCTCGCTGGTTCACCAAAAGGAGGTTTGGTGCTGGACCCGTTTGCTGGTTCTGGAACAACGCTCGGAGTCGCAATCAGGAATGGCCGCAACGCAATCGGTATCGAACTCAATCCAGATTACGCTGCAATAATTCCTGCTCGTGTGAGCAAAATCGTTGGCCATCAAATTGAATCGGGAGATGATGTTCCCCAGCCTGCAACATTTGATGAATGGTTTGGGCTTCATAAGGGTGGGAGTCGGCTCGATAATTTATGAGCCTGACTCCGAACTCAAGTGAACTTAGCCGCACCGTCAACATCAAGGTCAACGCAACCGACCTATCTGGGGCATTGTCCTCATTGGTATTGAACACCGACCCCGCACCTGTGCGTATCATGTTCACCAGCGACGGAATGTCCGTATGGACCCACGACCACGCCAAGACTATTCAATTGCTGGTGAATGAACGTGAACTCGCCTCTTTGAAAGTGAAAGACGATTGCATCCTTCTCATCGAACCAAAGCAATTCTCTGAATTATTATCGGCGAAGTTCGCTGGTCAGATTGTTCATATCCAAACCACAGCAAACAAGCCAATCACGGTCGCCTCAAAGAATGGTGCGACCGCCGTTTATCACGCTGCCGATGAGGATGAATGTGCTACTATTCCAGACCATTGGGTTCTCCCCCAATCGGCTGCTGGCCACTTTCAATTCCCAATGTTCGACAATGAAGAATCGACTTTGGTTGTCAAAATGACCCGTGCTGAATTGGTTCGTGGATTGGTTGATATGCAAGTCGCCAAAGCACCATATGTGGTGTTCAATTTCACCGATACCAAATCATCCTGTGCATCTGGTCATTGGGGTTCAAAATCCAATCAAGCAACAACACCAATCACCGCCAATGTCGTCGGTTCGAGC